GTTCGGCTCCGTCTAACGTGTCGTCAAAATCCAAAGCACTGGCCTGCTCAAGCGTCAGGCCAGTTTCGGCGTAGGGTGAAGCTCCAGGGGAGGCTGGGCTGGCTTCGGTCGGCATCAGAGGCGGGGTCCTGTCCTAGTTTGGCGTCAGCAGGTCATGCGGGCGCTCTGGATGAGGGTCGCTCCTCACGGTTACCAGAATTGGCGGCGATTTCCAAGGCGTCTCTGAGCCTGCGTATGGCCCGCACGTCGGCCAGCGCCTCATTGCGGAAGTGCTCGGCCCCAGGCACCGCCAAGACCGCCGCATCGACGCCGTTTTTCTCCAGGTCGTCGAGCAGGTCCTTGATCATGGCGTCCGCCAATAAGGTGCGCGCCGCAGCCTGCCTTTGTGTCGGGTCCTTGCTCATTGAACCGGCCCCCTCTTCTCCGGCTCAGTGTCGCGCATGAACAACTCGTTCGAATAGTCATCGACCCGGCGCCGATCGTCCAACTCGTCCTGCCGCTCCTGCAGTTTCACGTCGATCTGCTTCAGGGCTAACTCATGCGCGAACTCCATCTGCAATTTTTCGCGCTCCCAAGCCATTTTCTGCTCCTCGATCGCCTGTTCCTTCTGCAGTTCGGCCAGTTTCACCTGCAGATCGGCCTGCATCTGCTCGCGCTCGACCGCCGCCTCACGCTGAATGCGCGCCTGCTCCAAGGTCGCCTCCTTCTGCATCTCCATCTGCATTTTCTGGGCGTCGGCCTGGCTCTTCTGGCCCTGAACGGCCAAATTCCCCTCGCCCTTCACCTTCTCGACCGCAATGGCGCCCTCCGCCTGCAGCCGGGCGGCCTTCTCCATCGGATCCTCTTTTTGCGCCTTCTGCTGCTTGCGCTGCTCGATCTTCTGCTCGTCGGGCTTGGTGAAGTACGACGTCACACTGGGCAGGCCGGTCGCCTGGACGGCCTTCTGAACGCCATTCCAGACGTTTTCCGGGGTGACGAACGGGTTGTCGTCGGCCCCTAGGGCCGTGAGGAACTTCTCCTGCAGGTTCAGCACAAAGCCGATCGCCGCCATGTCGCGCTCACGGGTGCCGGCGCCAAGGCCCGTATTGACCTTGCAGCCCATTTCGCCGTTCCAATTTCTGGGGTCGAAGGTGACCCACTTATCGGTCAGCCAGACGGTGCGCGGCTTGTCCTGATGCTGGACGATGAGCTTCAACAGGCCCTTGAACATCTTTTCGAGCCCGCCCCGAGCCACAGTGCGGACCATCTGCTCGGTCTGGCCGATGCCCGACTGCTCGATCATGGCCGAGGCCTTCGCGGTCATGTTCTGCAGCGCATCCGGAGCCAGCCCCGACGAGGCGTCGGAAATCCCCGTCCGGTCCTCCAGCACTGAGTCGATGTAGGGCAGCATGTTGAAGGCGTCAGCCGTCATGTTGGGGACAGTCAGGTAGCTGACCGCCTTTGTGGCGTCGGTGCCCGCCTTGGCGATGATCGGCTCGCCGAATGCCCTGTTGTAGAACGCATCCGGGTTCTTGATGCTGCCCTCCGTGAACACCGGCGTCTGGTTGTTCTGGGCGTAAATATTGTCCAGCGTGCTTCTCCACAGCACGGTCTTGATCTGCTGCAGGTCGGCGACGTCGTCGGTCAGGGACTGGCCTTCCCACTGGTGCGGGCGGCGCTCGATCTTCACCGTGGTGAGCGGGGCCTCGTCCCACATCTCGTTCTCGAGGATGTTTTCCTCGGTCAGTGCGCCGGCCATGACAATGCGGCGAAGCTCCGCAATGCCGTCGTCGTCATAGTCGACCCTGACGTACAGGTCGTAATAGTCGATTTCCTCGGTGGCCGGGCTGTAGGTCTTGCCGTCCTCGAGATTGCGCCTGCGTGTCGCTTCCGCCTCCTCCTGCTCGTCCTTGTCGTCACTGATTGGCAGGTCCATGACGCGGTCGTAGTCGTAGCCCATTGCAACAAGGTCCGAGCGCGTGACCTTCTGCACCGTACCGATCAGCTGGGCCGTCTCCTCGTCGAGCGCGTCGGGGTGGATGAGGAATTGCTCGCGGGGAAAGCAAGCCAGCTTGAGTTGCCGCTGCTTCTTGAAGATCTTGATGCGGACGTCGTGCAGGGTCTCCGGGACGACCATCGGCAGGCCGGGTTGCTGAGGCCCCTGAGGCATGGCCCCCTGCGCCATCGGGTCCATCGGGTCCATCGGCGGCGGCGCATAGCCTTGACCGGCACCTGCCAATGGGTCGTCAATGCCCTCGACCTGCGCCTGGTACTCGGTGTGCTCGAGAACCTTGACCTCATCCGCCGTGACCAGCATTCCATAGGCCTCCTGATCGAGGCCGGTAAACGACTTTTCGGCGACCTTGACCTTCTCCTCAAACCACCACTTGAGAATGCCATTGCGCTGCAGCACGGCGTCGTGCATGGCGTCGTAGATGGCGTCATAGCCATCGGTTTCGGGCAGGATCACATCGTTGATGTAGGTCGTGGCCTGCTCGTGGTATTTCTCGTCGCCCTCCTTGGTTGGCAGGTACTCGACGACCTTGTCGTTGCCGAGGATGGTGCGGACCAAGGACGGCATGACCTTCTTGATGACGGCGCGCAGGTCCTTGGAGATGACGCCCGAGCGGTTCTTGTCGTGCGGGGTATCGGGCATCTTGCCGTCGAAATATTCCTGGGCTCTTTCCCGCGTCTTGAGCGTGCCGCCGTCCGTATCGTCGTCGCGGGCCACCTCGCTTTCGCGGACGAGCTCAGAGACCAGGGCGGCGAGCTCGCTGTCGAGCATTTCCCCTTCGCCCCGTTTGGGGCCCGGCCCCTTGCCTCCGGCTGCCGGGTCGATGCTTCCGAGGCGGGGCTTATACGACTTAGCCATCTTTGGATTTCCCCATCCTGTGGCGCTGCTGCCGGAAGAAATTCAGCGCCGCCTGCATCTGCACGATGCTGACCGGCTTTGAGGGGTCGACCGTGATGCCGAGGTCGACGAGCACGTGCATGAGGTCCTTCATCGACCGGACGCCGTACCGCTCGAGGTCGCGGTACATCTTGTCCTCGGTTTCGATGGGGTTGCCCATCAGATGATCTTCGGTGGGTTGTACTTGATCACGGTCGAGCGCTCCACATCAGCGAACCTGAGCATCATTAGCGCGTAGCGGCTGGCGCTGATAGTGTCGTCTCTTTCCTTGACCACTTTCCCATCCTTGCGGTGGTACATGCGGCGCTCCTCGAGCCACGTGCCGCAGTTGCTGAACACCTTCCACCTGCCGGTCCTCATCCGGTCGAGCATGTCCATCAGGCCGGCCTCGACGCTGTTGGAGCCGTCCTCGAAGGTGGCTTTGGAGGGGACAAAGGACAGCCCCTGCATGCGGTACTGAGCGGCCAGGTTCTCGCCTGCCGCAGTGTCGTTCAGGCCGTCGTGGGGCCACGCCCAGGGCAGCCAGGCACCCCAGGACTTGAGGGCAGCAGCGTGGAAGACGGGTGTCTGCTCGCGTTGGCGATAGTCGGAGACAAGGTAGACGCAATCGTTATCGCGATCCCATGCGAGTCGTACGCCTGCCGTAGGGTGGTCCCAACCAAAATCGATGCCCCCAATCTGGGGCCAGTGCCGGGGGATGGCAATGGGCTCGATGACAATGTTATCCTCCAGAATGGGAAAGATCAGGCCGGATCCAAGCGTCGGAATGCCGAGCGTGCGGGCCTCGCGCTCATGGGCCGGGTAACTGTCGATGACGCGCTGGCGCTCCTGCGGGGTGTAGTGCAGGGCGTCGGCGATCGTCATGGTGACCTTGGCGCGGTCGGGGCTTTCCTCGAGGAAGAACCGGGCGACGACCGACGACATGCCCTTCAGCGGGGTAAACGTCAGGTAGACGATGCCGTTGGTGGCGTTGGTGCGGGTTAGGGCCTCGAAGTAGACGTCCTCGGGCGGCTCTTCGTCCATCCAGACGCAATGAACCGTATTGGCCTGCCATTTGGAGCGGCCCTGGTCATAGCTCTTGAGGTAGAGCGTCGAGGTGCCGCCGCTGACGTGGCGGACCGATACGGTGTCGAGGGCATTGGAAACGCCCATGCGGCGGGTCCTGGCGACGATGGAGGCTTGGGGGATATATCCGGTGCCCCAGTTCTCCTCTTGGTCTGGCGGGCCCACCAGGAGCCGCTGGACGCCATCCCTGGTTAGCTCTGCCGACTCTGATCCGGCGATGGCGATGATGGGGTGGTCGAAGGTACGACCGGACCACCAGTCCGGATAAAGCCCCGTGAGGTGCATGGAGAGTTCGGCGGCGCCGGCGACTGTCTTGCCGAGTTGGTTTCCGGCGACGAAGAGTCGTTCCCGGACTGGGAGGTTGTGGAAAT